GCACGGTTTTCGTCTCGTGCGTTTTTCTGCACGTCGTGTTTCTCAATGTTACGCTTTTCGGTCCGTTCCAGCCTTGACCGTGCCTCAGTGACTTCTTTGGAGCTTATCTGCCCACCAGAGAGGGAGAGGGCGCGAACATCAAGCAGTTGCGCTCCCAACTGAGAAGCAGCGGAACCGCGATAAATCGGCTGGTCCTCTATTGTGATATCCGGATCGCCTTCGATGGTCATCGCGCCGCCTTCAGTGTTGTCACCAAATAGGCGGCTTCTGATTTCATCCTCCGCTTCTACCGACTTCATTTCACCTTCTGCCGCTTCGATCTCGACTTTAAGGGTTGACCGCTCTTCAATTTCTTCAGCGGTCATTGCCCTCTTTTCGGTTTCGGCTTTCTTGCGGATTGCCTCCATCTTGTCGAAGGCGGCTTTCATTCTTTTCTGAAATTCATTCATTGACTGTATCCTCCTTGATTCCTTTGATTTTCCGATATAAAATATCTTCTTCTTCAATATGGCCGAGGTCGATCAAGGGATCGTCAGCCGTATCATCGCCATTCGAGGGAACAGCGGGTTTGTTTTCTTCCATCTTTCTGAGCGCCACGGTCGTATCGTTAAAGGCTGCAAACACTACGGGGCTTATGTCAAAGACTTCTTCAATCTCAATAATGGTACGTTTTACCGTATCCTTGTCGGAGTAGTCCCATTCATCAACCGCAACGGAGAAGCCGTAAGATGATTCCTTGATATCGCCCCGGTCAATGGAGGTCATAAGATCCCTCGCGGTCTGCGTATCGGGCGGGGTAATCTCGTAATAAAGCCCGTTATCGTCCTCTTTTAATATGAGGGTTCCGGCGCTCTGCCTTCCGAGGGGAATTGTATCGGTATCGTGATTGAACAGGGCGCGGGCATCCGAGCGGGAAAGAGCTTTCTTAAAGGCACCCTTGCGAACGTACTCAATAAAACCCATGTCCTCTGAAGGTTTGTCGAAAACAGATGCATATCCAACAATCTTTCTGAGGTTGTTATCATCGGCGGTTATTGCCCTGATTTCACCTGTTTTTCTTTTTTCCCTGTTCTCTTTCATGGTCTTTATCCTCTTTTTCGTCCTTTTTTCTCTTTTCCCGTGTCTCATGTCGCTGAGAAACGGCGGTTTCATAGTCTTTTTTCACTATTTTGTCCCCGTAAGCGCCTGTAAATGGCCGATAAAGGCATCTCCGAGGCTCTTTATCTGTGCTTCTGCTATTGATCCCGCGTCTCTTTCAGTCCATTCCCCCTCTTCAGATCCAAGATTTCGGGATGTCTCAACGTAATTTTCAGCAAATCCGGTACAGAAAACATCAATAAATCGCTGTGTTTCAGCCTTAAAACTGCCATAATCACGTCCATTTAGCTCCGTTTCCATACCCATTAGGGCTTCCGCAAAACTCAAAAAGGCTGGATTTGACTGTTTTTTGATGTAATCGGGGAGTTCCTGATAAAATTCCCCTAAAGCACCATTGTCTCCCTGGTTCTTGAGTATCCAGTTGACTCGCTGTGATTCTTTACGGGTAATTCTTCCAACGGCATCCGAGAGGAGGGGTCTGTATGCTGATTCAAGGCGGGTGCGATAAATGGTACGGTTATCGGTATCCGAGTCTTGTTGCTTGCCTGCGTCTTCAAGGGGAATCATGTTTAGAGGCACAAACCGCTTATTGCCTTCCGGTCCTATCGGGTTTCGGTTTTCAAGTTCGTTGATTTCGTTTGGTGAAATACCCCCGACCGTAAATAACTTGTTGTAATACTCACCCCTTGCCGCCGCATCACCCCGCATCAACCCATCAATGAGGTGTTCAAAGAAAAGTTCACCCTTTTCGGCCGGTGAAATCAGCGACATATTTAAGGCTTGCTCGATTCTGACAAGCCACGGCCTCAATGTTTTCACGACATAATCAAGGCTGAATTGCTCCGCGCTGGCATAAGAAGCCGCCTTTTCATATTCCCCGTACATCTGGGGGGGAAGGCGATATATGCGTGATCCTATATCGACATTCTGAAATTTCCTGCTTTCCAGAAATTGAGCCTCTTCGTTGGGTATTCCGAGCTTTTCAACTTTTTGGGTTTCTTCAAGCAGCATCATGCGGTGAGCGTTGCCAAGTCCCGCATATAATTCATTCCATGCTGTGTGAAATGCTTTGGGGTCTTTCATTGACCCCTGCATTGAAACAACCACCGAAGGGTGCATCCCGTTCTCAAAATACGCAGACCCAAACTCCTCTAATGTCTTACCAAGTCCAATCGCTTCCCGCGCCGCCGCGATAGGTGAATAACCGACAAGGCCATTGAACGAGAGGCCGGGGATATGAAGAACATTTCTTTTCGGAAGAATCACATCCGGCAAACCCGTTCCGGTCATGCTGATATGATATACAAGCTGTTTCTTCTCGTTACGCTTTGATTTGACCCTGTTTGGAGTTATAGGCCAGAGGGCTTTTACTTGATCCCGCCCTATCGTTCCGCTTCCGAATTGCTTTTCTGCATACCAGTTCCCCCACCCGACAAGATGAGACATACCGGTTTCACGGAAGGAAAAGGCTGTCATTTCAGGGTTTGGGGAATCATGGAGAAGTGAATAGTTGGGATGTCCGGTTGCGCGTTCTTTCCCGCCGCCAGGTAACTTCCGATAAAATGGCAACGGCAAGGAGGCGGAATCTTCGGAAAGAATCTTGATACAGCACCACACAATAGCAAGTTGCATAGCGTTAAGTTCTGATACAGAGGAGCCGCTTTTCGTCTTTGTCCCAGCCCCGCCATAATAGAATCCGCCTGGGTTGTACCAACTATCATCAGTCGGACCCATAGCCATTCTCTGCTCTATTTTTTCGGTGATGCCCATTTAGGTATCCTTAAAATCCATCCTAATCCATAGAGCATTAGCAGAGAGCCGCACACGATAAAGGCCCACCCGAGTCCCCATTTTAAATACAGTCCATAGCCGAGCATTCCAATTCCGCCGAATACAAAAGAATCCCTGACATCAATCAAACCCTTAAAAAACGCCTTCAAGCTCTCTCCCTTTTTACGTTTAGATAGGAATATTCCAGCCCGTCAAGCGACACCTGCTCATCACATTTGATAGTTTGCCGGGTGGTTACCGACTTGTTGGGTGCATTATATGATTTTTTAGAAATAATTATTGTAGCGGTTGCGCTAGTTGCACAAAAAGATTATGTAGAAAGGTTTTATTCTGTTTCATCCAAGGTGGTTGTCAGGCTAATCCGCACCAATTCACTCCGAGGGACACGCAGGGAACGCTTACCGGGACGGACAGCCTCTATCTGGCCTATTGATATCCAGTAATACAATGTCCGTACCGGGACGCTTAGAAGCTCGCTTACTTCATTTATGCGGAAGGTCTGCTTGTTGGGTATTTGCATGATTATTACTTATCCTTCCAGTCAAATATTCCCGTTGGTTGGATTTTAGATGTGATTCTACCGTTTTTGTTATCAATGATAAATTCCTTCTCAAAGTCTTCAACCGTCCATGATGCTGGGTCAATCCTTGAGAACCTATACCAGATTTCCTTTCCGCAAGATTCACACTTTACTTTTGCATAGCATGGTGTCTTTTCGGGTAGAGCAAAGAGTCCGGTAAAACCGTTACAATATGGGCAATCTCCAAAGTTCATATCAACCTCCCTGTGCGTATCCAGCCGCACCCCTGAATGGGTTATCCCAACGGCTTCCCACAGTCAAGACACACAAGAACGGGCATCTGTGTCGTCAGCATTTGCCCCGTGGGTGAAATTAACGCTGATATGGTACTCACCCTAACCACCAGGATGAAATACTCACAGCCGCACTCACACGCCTTTGTGACCGCACTCTTCCTTTGCTTCGGGGTGAGCTGGATTTGCTGACCTGGCGCCAGTGTTTTCATCTTCATCCCCGTTCTTTTCAGTCTCTCCATTGATTCTCCCATTAGTTTTCTCCTTTCGATTTTTCCTCTTTTCTCAGCACTCCGATATCCATCGCCTCTTCAACCGCCTCTTTCGTCTTTTGCTCAAAGAATCTGTCAAACATTTTCATTCTCCTTTTGGTTTATGCCCCGGTCATCCGGGCTGTTATCTGCTCTGCTGTCAATCCGTCATAGACGGAGGCTGCTGGCGCTTCTGACATATCTCTGCTTTTTAATCCTTCCGCCATCGCACATGCCACCGCCCCGTCTATCCTAAATCGCGTCTTACTCTTGTCCAGCTTCCTATTTCCGGCTGCATCGCTTATCGTTATTGCATTGCTGAAATTCCAAGTTAAGCAGGGATTCCCATCGTGTATAAATCTCCTGTCAAGGATTGACCCCTCTAAGGCTTCAACGGCCTGAGTCATTGATGCGTATCCCTGCCCCCACGGAACAAGTCGAATAGCACCCTCTCTCGCCTTATCTTTCCCGTCAACATAACAATCAAGGTCTATTGCCTGCATTGCATGCATAAGATCATCAATGCGGTAGCGGTCAAAGGCTATCCCGATTATCTTATATGTTTGATGGATTTTGGCGAGTTCAAGGGCGATGAATGAGTATTGAATGGCCCTTCCTGGCGAGGTGTATATAATACCCTGTTTCTTCCAGACAACATAAGGAACCCTATCCCTCTTTTCGTGTTCGATCAAACTTTCCTGTGGTTTCCAGAACCACGCTTTGACTCGATCTTGCTCCCCCGCTGATACTCCGACAAGGGCGGTCAGGTCTGTTTTTCCTGAAAGGTC